CTTCAATATTTTAGTGACACAAATTGATATATTTTAAACATAATAAAATTGCTAAATATTACAAAGTCGGAGTTATAAATGGCTGAAATTAATTTAGGTAGAATAAAATTTATTTGGAAAGGTAATTGGGCCGCTGCTACTTTGTATTACAAAGATGATATTGTAAGAAAAGGTGGAAATGCGTATATCTGTGTGTCACAGCACACAAGCTCAAGTTTATTTGTTACAGATTTAGCAGGAAATTGGAATAAAATTGCAGATGGGCAACAATGGAGAAATGACTGGACTGTATCAACATACTACAATGAGAATGATGTAGTTCAGTACGGTGGTATTTTATATATTGCTATCACAGCCCATACAAGTAATTCAAGTGCTACAAGTGGACTTCCAGGTGATTCCAGTTATTGGCAAACATATGCAGAAGCATTTGCTTATAAAGGAGACTGGAGTACAAATGTTACTTATGCTGTAAATGAACTAGTACAGTATGGCGGCATTGTATATCTGTGTGTCACCCACCATACTAGTGCAGTAAATACAAGTTTAGGTTTAGAATCTGATCAATCTAAATGGACTGTGTTTTCTAATGGTACAAATTGGACCGGTGATTGGACAATATCAACAAGGTATAAAGTAAACGATCTAGTAAAATATGGTGGCCAAATTTATGTTTGTAATCAAGGCCATACAAGTTCAGGCACATTAGCTAGCGGACTTGAAGCAGATCAAACAAAATGGAATAGTTTTCACAAAGGTGTTGAATACAAAAATACATGGCAAGAATCTGTAAGATACAAAGTTAATGATCTTGTAAAATATGGAGGAAGTATATGGATATGTATAACCTATCATACAAGTCAAGCACTATTTACATCTGACGAAGCAAAATGGCAACAATTTGTTGAAGGTTTAGAATTTGAAGATAGTTGGGCACCAACTAAAAATTATCAACCAGGCGATATTGCTACATATGGCGGATATAACTACGTAGCAAAAACATTTAACGGTGCAAAAAAACCTGTTGATTATGCAGCAGATTGGGATTTATTTTCTACAGGATTTAAATTTAGAGGAGCATGGGGCGAAGATAGCTCCACCCAAGATTATGAAATTGGAGACGTAGTCTCAGTTGGAGGATATACTTACCTATGCATATTATCTCACGAATCTACAAATTATAAACCACCAAATGCAACATACTGGAAGCAGTTAAATCCAGGTATTGATTGGAAGAATGCATGGAGTAATGCCAGTGTATATGTGCTAGGAGATGCAGTAAGTTATAATGATAGCAGTTATATTTGTATACTAGCACATACATCAGATCAAACTACAGCTAAGAATAGACCAGATCAAACCACAGGTTCAGAAACAGGACAAAACTTTTGGAAAATCCTAGCAGGTGGTGCAGAGAATAATGCACTGACAACAAAAGGGGATCTCTTATATTACAGCGGATCAGGACCTGCACGTTTACCTATAGGAAATACTGGACAAGTATTAACAGTAAACGATGCTGGTGATTTACCAGAATGGTCATATATTAACAGCGTTAATAATATCTATTACGTAGAAACTAATTCAGGTGTTGATTCTCCTTGGCCATTGTATGGCAGTTCGCTGAGTTTACCTTGGAAAACAATTAATTGGGCTAGCGAACAAATACTGAAAGGACCACAGTTTCCAAATGCAAGATATCTATTAGATTTGAATCGAGCTTTTATACAGGATGAATCTGTAGAATGGACAGATACACAAATATCCGGTGCAGCTGGTATATGGTCTGGTTTTTCATACACAAAAGAAGATTGGAGAAAAGAACTTGGACAGTTAATAGATGCTATATCGCATGACATGGGACATGGTGGTAATGCGCATACTCGCACAAGAACCAAAGCATATTTTACCAGCGGTAGTTTAATTACAAGTATGGCTAGCAAATATGAACAATTTGTAGCCACTGTAAATTATATGATTACAGTAATTGATGCTGTGATAAGTAACCTAGCACCAGGAACAACATATGGGTCTGTGGTACGACACAGTGATACAACAAAGATCGAAGAAACAACTGCACAAACAAGAATTTCTTCATTAGCAGCAATTTTGACAGCAGCATTTACTGCACAATCTGACACAAGTGTGCCTACAGAGTACAAACCAAACAACACACTGTATGTTAAAACAGGGAAATATGAAGAAATTTGTCCTCTGCTTGTGACCGAAAATACTGCTGTAGTAGGTGATGAGTTACGCAGTACAAAAATTGTAGCAAAAGGCAGTGTGATAGATACTGTAGATGCTACATATAGTTTGCAAAGTGTCACAAGATTAAAAAATATAATAAGTGATATTATAACAAAAACCAGTGTAACAAAAAGCACTAGTAATGCAGAATCACAAGTAACATCAGGAGTAGCTGGATCATTAGGACATTTGTCTGCATTGACATCTATAGATACAAATGCTGATGAAATTATTGATATATTGGACAACGGAATAGGAAATGCAAATGCTATATCATTTACTGATCAAAATGATTCAACTGCTGCAGTAATTGCAAAGAAACACGCTAGACAACTATTGCAGTTAAATAGAGCCTTTATATTGACTGAATTAAGTACCTGGATAGGCACGCAAATTACAAATGGTACAGCAGGATTTGCAACATCTTTTACGTATAATAGTACTACATGGACTACAAATTTTGGCTATGCGATTGATGCACTTAGTTATGATATACAATATGATTGTAGATGGGCTACCGTTGTAGCTGCAAGATTATACTTTAATAAAGGTCAGATTGCAGCATTTGCTTCTGGAGAAACTACAGAATTAAGTGCAGCCTATACACAACTAGGATCTATTTGTGCAAATATAATTGTGAACACAGTGTCAGGTCAAAGCACAACTGGTGTTGGAGGGTTAGGTTCATCAGTTGAACAAGGCGATTGTAATAACTATATGCAAGCAATTGGCACTACATTGGCCAGTGGTTTAAGCAGTTTGCCTACTATAACATTCCCTAACATATCATGGACATCTGCTGCTAATCAATCCAGTAATGCAGCAATAATTGCAGAAAAAAGCAATATCCAGGCACAAACAATAGGACAAATTAAGGCAGCTAATCCTACACTAGAATTCAACGAAACTACTTGTTCTAGAGACAGCGGATACATGATAGATGCACTTGCTTACGATATGGCATTAGGAACTAACTACCAATCATTAATAGCAGGTATATCATACCACAGAGGTACTGCTAGTGCGAATAAAGTTTTAAATGATCAAAAAACTGCTACTTTGAATGCAATAAAATTTATAAAAGAAAAGACACGTATCATTGCATTAAACGGACCAGGAGAAAAGTCCAAAGTACTTGTCCAAAAAATCTATGAATATATCAATAATAAAATCAACAGTAGTGGCACTGTGCCATTTATACATGGAGCAAATGATCCTCTAATTGATACTAATCATACATATGCACTTGAAGCTATTGAATTAAATCGTAAATTTATTAAAGCAGAAATCATTGCATACAATGCAGACACTTTTACAAGCACTGTCACTGCAACTGCAGCATCAGGTAATTTACTTACCACAACAAGCACTGCAAATCTTGAAATAAATGCACCAATTAAGTTTGCAGGAACTGCATTTGGAAATATTGTTTCAGGAACAACTTATTATGTCAAAAGTAAGCCAAATGCAACTACGTTCACAATAGGAGCAAGCAAAACTGATGCTGCTGTGTTTACATTAGTAGACGGATCAGGTACCTTAACCTGGACAGTGGATTATGATTCTGCGGTGTTGAACAAGCAATTTGACAAATATATTGATGCTTTAAAACATGATTTGATATACACAGGGCTATATGAAACACAAAAGGCAGCCGAATATTATACAAATTCAGTCAAAGGTAGTAAATTAAGTAACATGTTCCTATGTAGGAATGGCACAGGTATAAGAGGATGTACACTAGAAGGACTTGATGGTAGATCAGATGGAACGACTGTGAATACAGGTATTACAGGGTTATCAAGTGCTAACAGTTATGGAACCAAAAGACCATTAGCAGGTGCATTTGTAAGCTTAGATCCAGGATGGAATCCAGAACATAAGGATTGTTGGATTGCAACAAAATCTCCATATATTCAAGGTGTAAGCACATTTGGTACTGGATGTGCAGGATTAAAAGTTGACGGAGCACTACACACAGGTGGTAACGACAGTATTGTTGCAAATGATTTTACACAAATTTTGAGTGACGGGATCGGATATTGGGTTACAAATTTAGGAAGATCGGAACTTGTGTCTGTGTTTACATATTATAACCATATTGGTTACCTTTCAGAAAATGGTGGCAAAATTCGATCTACTAACGGAAATAATTCATATGGCGAACATGGATCTGTAGCCGAAGGTGTAGATATTACTGAAACAGCAGTCACTGGAAAAGTAGATAACAGAGCATTTGAAGCTAATATCCATAATATAATAACAGATGGAAATGAAATTAGGTTGCTAGAATATGCAAACGCAGGCCAAAGTTATACTGCAGGTGGAACAACCATAAGCATATCAGGAGAAGGTTTTGGAGTTGCCCAATCTGCTGCTGTAACAACAACTGGCGGTGTTTATGAAGTTCGCATGCTAGAAACAGGTAATAATTTTGGCGGCGCAGACTATAATCAAGTTAGTAACACTGCTCAAGGTGGCACTACAACAACAATAACATTAAGTAACACAGATAGTTCGCAACAAAGTCAAATTATAGGTATGAGAGTGTTTATAACTACTGGTAAAGGTGCCGGACAATACGGATATATAAATGCATATAACAATGGTACAAAAGTAGCAGATATTTACAAAGAAAGCGATAGCACTGCAGGCTGGGATCATGCAGCTGGATTGAGCATTGAATCATTCTTGGATGCTACCACAGCTTATAGTATAGAACCAAGGGTAACATTTAGTGCAAGTGATACATCTCCGAGTGATTATACTAAAAGGGCAAAGGCACGAGCAGAAGTAGTGACAGGTGAAATTGTAAGAGTAAAAATTTGGGATCCTGGAGAAGGTTATACATCTGCACCTACGATAACATTTACTGATCCTAATAATACAGGTACAGATGCACCAGTACAAGTAAGGTACGGAAATGGTGTCTTGAAACAACCAACATACACAAACAGAGGTACAAATTATCAAACTGCTACTGCTACGGTATCAGGTGATGGATTTATGGATACATTCCAAAATGGAAATTTGCTGCAAGTAAAAGAAATGAGTGCAATACCACTGGCTGGATCTAACATAGTGTTGTCAAGTTTACCTACTACATATTTTAAATTAGTAGCAGTAAGAAATTTAACAGGTTCAGCAGGTTCTTATAAAGCTCAATTTCAGCTAAGTCCTGCAATAACTATTACACAAGCACCGGCACATGAGGAAGCATTCACGTTACGTATCCGTTATAGCCAAGTAAGATTAACAGGACATGACTTCTTAGATGTAGGCACAGGAAACACAACAACAACTAATTATCCAGGAATACCCACTCAGAATCCAGATCAAGCTGATGAAATAATTGAATCTGGCGGGGGTAGAGTGTTTTATACAAGTACAGATCAATCTGGAAATTTCCGTGTTGGAGAATTATTTTCAGTAGAGCAATCAACCGGTGTAGCTACACTGAACGCAGATGCATTCAATCTAAGCGGATTACAAGAACTAAGTCTCGGAGAACTAGGTCTAGGTTCAACAGGTGCTGTTATAAGTGAATTTAGCACAGACGGAACATTTACTGCAAACAGTGATGCAATTGTGCCAACGCAAAAAGCAATTAAAACATATATTGCATCACAAATAGGTAGTGGTGCATCACAATTGAATGTAAATAGCATAACAGCCGGTGAAATTATTATTAATAACAACGATATTAGTACTACTACCAACAACGGTATAGTAGTAAAGCAGAAAATGAATTTTAAACAAGGAGTTGACGGCGTTCCGGTTGCAATGAACTTCTTTTTAAAATCATAAAGGAGAAATAAATGGCTTCAGGAAGATTAGGCGCAGTAGATATGAGCGCTGACACAAATGTAACACTTTATACTTGTCCTGCTACAACTTTTTCAGTAGTAAGTGTATCTGTGTGTAACAGAGGAAATACTGCAATTGCAGCCAGGATAGCTGTAGCTGCAGCAGATACACCAACTTTGGCTGAATATGTCGAATATGATGTAGAAATAGGTCCAAAAGGTGTATTAGAAAGAACAGGTATAATATTAGATGCAGGGAAAAAAATTGTGGCTAGATCTTCAGCAACAAATGTGTCAGTGGTAGTATTCGGAATTGAGACTTCAACTGCATAAATACACTAGCAAAAGGAATAACTAATGGGTCGATATATTACAGAAATAGGTACTGCAAGCAGTGTAATTAGAAATGTTAGTGGTACGTTTACTGCCACAGTAAATGATAGAATATTAGCAGACAGCTCAAGCGCAGCATTTACTATCACTTTACCTGCAGGTGCAAGTTTGATGGTAGGAGATCAAGTTCAAATTATTGATATAACTTCATCATTTAACACAAATAATGTCACAGTCAATAGGAATGGATCTAAAATAAACAATGCCACAGACGATTTGACGCTTGATATTGACGGTGCTGCAATTACATTACTATACACAGGCGTGACTTATGGTTGGGCAATTACAGCTACATGATTACTAGGATTTATAAATGGCATCTCTAAGTTCGATTGTTACTTCTAGAAATGTTGTACATCAAAATTTATTAAAAGAAACAAACATAGAAACTGGTGTGATAAGTGTGTTCATTCCGCATAGCACACAATACACAGATCATCATAGTTTAACACGTACTTGGTCATCTCCGAATGTGACTGGGACTGTAGTTGTTGAACTTTGGGGCGCAAGCGGTTCTGCACCTGGCCTCCACCGTTGTGGTTTATCTATTCCTGGAAATCCAGGTGCTTATAGTAAAAAAACATTTATTCTAAACGGAAATACACTACACTTTAGCACCAATATTGGTGTTGCATGTAATAATGAAGAAGTCAGTTTTTCAGGTGGCAACAGCTACAAAGGTACAAGTGGACCAACTTGTCTTTGTTGGTGTTTAGGATCAGCAAATGGTACAGTGTGTGCAGGAGGAGGAAGAGGCGGTGTAGGATGGTGTTCTGATGGAAGCACAACAACGTTTTGTTGTGCGATTCAAGCAAATTACTGTCATACAAACTTTTGTGATTTACCCCGCCCGTACTACCATGAAGATGTTACTGGTGGTAACGGACAAGGCTGTGGCATGATATGCAATATCCTAGTAGCTAGTGACCCTGCTACTGCTTCTGGAGGAGATCTTAATTTATCAGGGGGTATTTCCTGTACTTTGTTTGGTATGTGTAACCAATGTTGTAAAATTCCAAATGTTCATTTTGTAAAAACTAGTCCATATCGTTTTTCAAAAAAAGGAGTAATGTTAATTAATCAGCACGATGAGTGTAACATGCGTTATAATTTTGGTGGAGAAGGACCATCAGATTTATTACAAATGCTGGGATTTGCAGGAAGGACACCAAGTCCAGGACCTCTTTTTAATTGTTGGGGAGCTACTAGACCGTGCGGATGTAATAGTGCTGCTATGAGATTTCAGGATGTAATGCCATACGGCGTGCCTGCTAATGCAAGTGGTAGCCAAAATGACGCTTACAATTATGGTGCACGAGGCGGCCCAGGTGCTATAAAAATTGTATATAGAGGAACATAATGGCAAGTTTAAAAGAAATTATTGGTAATAAATCAAAAGATTTTGTAGGACAAGAAGCAAATATCGAAGAAGGACAGCTTTATGTTTTTCAACAGAATAGGCAAGCACTTGCTGGGGTGGCTTGTACTGGTTCATCAACCTGTCAGTATTGTTGGCTATCTCCAGGTACCGGTACAATACAATTGGAAATTTGGGGTGCAGGCGGTAGTGCTGGAAGGCAATGTTGTTGTGGTATGGGTCTGCCAGGAAATCCAGGAGCTTATGCAAGAAAAACTCTTTGTGTAGATGCAAGTACATATATATTGGCTTGCACAGGACTCGCATGTTGTGAAGATCAGCTTTGTGTGAAAGCTTGTAGTGGTTCTACATGTATAATAATATGTTCTCCAAATGGTTTACTTACTTCTGGGATAGGACATGAACGAGAAGTTTGCTTGTGCGCAGAAGGGGGATGGGGAGGACTATCACTTTGTAGTCCTGATTCTTCTCCGTATTATTGTTTTAGATGTTTTGATAGTATGGGTACTTGTTGCCTTAGGGTCGCAAATACATATCTGTGTAACCAAAAGGGTTTAAATTGTGATTGTTGTTGCGACATCGGTTGTGGTGTTATCTGTAATGTTGGTGGTTGGCAGGATGTTCGCAGAGCGTACGGTGGTGATTTTAATTGCAATTCAGGCGACGTTTGTGATCCGTATGGACCAAACTGGTCATGTTTGGTAGTAGGGGATTGTGGCGGAGCCCCTTGTCAGCAAGCAAACACCGTGGCCATACCTCCAGGTTATGGCAGTGAACATGGTACAGCATTCACATTTAATCAGCAGTGCGCAGGTATGACCCATGCAAGCACATCTGGTGGGCAGAACAAAATCATGGGACTTATCACAATGCTCGGTCGACATGCAGGATTTGGAGCACCAGTTAACAGCTACTGTTATAGTAATAACAGACCATGTGCGTGTTATGAACAAACGCAGTGTACTTTTTTCTTACCTCCAGGAATACCAGCAGCTGGAACAAATGTGGTACCTGATGTTAGAGATGTTGGATATAGAGGAGGTAGTGGCGGTATGAAAATTAAATATTTAGGAACATAACATGGCAAATTTAAGCACCATTGTAAAAAAATATAGCAATTCCAGTACAGAAGAAACAAATTTAGAAAGAGGAAAAATATACTTTTGGCATACAATGTGCGAGGAGGCTACAAGATTTTGCTTCAACACCCATTGGTTTTCTCCCGGTACAGGTCAAGCCATTGTAGAAGTATGGGGAGCAGGTGGTTCAGGTGGTAGAAATTGTTGTTGTTCTGTAGGATTACCAGGCAATTCACCTGCATATGTCAAAAAAACACTTTGCATGGATGAAAACTCCTATATGTGTATTTGTCAGCTAGGACACGCATGTACAAATCATGGCACTCTGTGCTTTCGTGGCTGTAGTGAACCAACAAAGCTTTTTTTCTGTTCACCTAATGCTACGTTTTCAGGATCTGGTGACGCTCAGTGTTGTCTGTGCTTATGTGCTGAAGGAGCAATGGGAGGATATCATGCATGTAGTTGTAATATCGGTATATTAACACAATATTCAAATTGCGGATTTTGCGTGACTGATAATGGAGGATCTGGTGGCTGTGGCATAATATGCAATTTCGGGACTAATCACTCCTGGATACCTTCTGGATATGGAGGTGACTTTAATTGTCCTGGTGAAATAAGTTGCTTATGTGTGAACCACTGTGTAGCTACTGTAGCAAATTTCAACTGTTTCAGTGGTATAATGAGATCATCAGCTGGTGTTTATGGACCTAATCCTCAAAACATCTGCTATCAGATTGGCTGTCAGAGTTGGCATCCCAATGCTAGTGATGGGTGGAAAAGTGTTACACAAAATATAGCAGGTATGTTTGCACATCCTACAATGGGTCAAGCTTTTGATCAAGCTTGTAATAGTGCTACATATTGTAGTTGTTATGATTCCACAGGCTCTGCTAACTGGATGAGTCACGGTATGGGAGGTTGGGGAGACCATTCTCCATGTGGAGATATTAGGTCACATGGTGGTAAAGGTAGTCAAGGCATGGTACGTATACAATGGATTGCTGATCCTACAATTACACCAAGAGTAATGGATGTTTGCAATGGAGGATTTTGTACTCCAACTGGCGGAAGAAACTCATGCGGCATTGGTCACACATGTAATCGCTATTAACTTCTAATGATAGCATATAATATAATAAAATGAATAAAAAAATTAAGGAAAAAAAATGATATCAGTTGATTTTGAAATACCATTACCTGATGAACCATGGAAAGACACGTTTGCTGAAGGAAAGAAAACCACAGGTACTTATGAAGGAGAAAAATATCTTGTTATAAGTATAGATTCCGATAATGTTATACAAACTGTTGAAGGACGGTCTGAAACTGCACCGGATCTAAATTTATTTATTGATCCTAGGTTTACATTTTTTACGCTTGATGCATCAAAACATCCTTTTTGGGCTGCGTGGTTGACAGGTAACTATACCAGTGTAGATTTTCCAAACTTTGAACAAACACTGCCAGATGGAAAAGTATACAGTTACGATTATCATGATTATGCTGTAATTGACGAAACATACATTAGATACGCGGGATACAAATATGATGCTGCTACAGACACATTTGATACTCCAGTACCGATGACCCACAATGATCCAAATCCTATTAGTGCAGAAGGTCTTGCGCCACAACTTGCTAGATATAAAGAAATTGATCTAAGTGATCAATCTGAGTCTAGAAAACAAGAGATACAAGATTATATCGATTGGTTAGAGTCAGCACCTACTGTGTATGCTGGTATTGAACAATATAAAGTAAGTTGGCCACTCCCTCCTAGAATTTAATCATAATCATAAAATAACTTATTTCCTATTGGTAAATATTCTACAACAATAGGAAATATATGAGATCAAAAGCATTCTTTGTAAATGGCGGATATGGAAGAATGCTCTGCGCGATTCCTGCATTTGAATTATATAACGAAGAATCTGACGATGAAGATTTTATAATCGTATGTGAGGGAGGAACAGATGCATTCAAAGGGCATCCTGTACTAGATAATCATGTTTACGACTCTTGGCACAAAAATTTGTTCCGAGAAAAAATTAAAAATAAAGACATTATTACCACTGAGCCATACAGGATATATGAATATTATAATCAACAATGTAGCTTGTCACAGGCATTTGATATTCAGATTAACAATAAAGGTATCCGAGACTTAAAAAGTCCTAGATTATTTTTATCAAAAGAAGAATTATTAACAGGCAGACAAGTAGTTAATGAAGTAAAAAATAAATTAACCAAAGAAAAAGTAATTGTTATACAACCTTTTGGTAGGGGAATAAAATATATTGATCAAAGTTTTGTCGATGCAAGTGGTAGGAGTTTTGATTTTGCTGATTTCAAAAAAATAATACGTCGATTGCAAGAAGAAAATTTTGCAATTATCTGCATGAGTGAAATGCAATTTGATTTTTCTAATGACAAATTTAAAAATGATGTAGCAATGCCAGAAAATATACCATTACGTGTCTGGACATCTATTATAAAATTTGCAGATCATTTTTTGGGCTGTGATAGCGTTGGACAACATCTAGCTCAAACAGTGAGTACAGAAAGTACAGTAATAATTGGAGCAACATATCCTGTTAATGTATCTTATCCAGATAATACAAATTTTGAAATTATAGATTTAGGTATGCATGATCGAATATATGATCCAATCAGGATTATTGGAGATGAACTAACATCTAGACACAATGAAAATATAATGGCAATGAATGAGGAGATACATAATTACGTAATTGATAGAATTTTAAGAAAACCAAAGGATCCAGATGACGCTTAGAACAGGATACATCGCAGGTATAGCTCGAGGTCACAATGCCGGAGTATGCTTACTTAAAGATGGCGAGATTGTGTTTAGTATCGAAGAAGAAAGACTATCTAGACAAAAATACGATGGTGGTCCTATTGCAAGTATGGTTAAAATATTAGATTATACCGATAAGATTGATTATCTAGTTGTAGCCCATACTTCGCCTTTAGCAACCGATCCAAACAAAATAGACTATTCTGGTGATGATATTTACACTGCAACAGCTAGAAAATTAGGATTAATATCTAGGAACGAAAACAATTTTCAGCATCCACAGGTTATAGATTTATCATATGTGCATCATAAACTACATGCTGCTTGCGCTTTTTACAGAAGTGGTTTTACAACAGCAACGGCAGTAATTGTAGATGGCGCAGGAACAATTTTTCCTTTACAATCTGAATCTCAACCACAAACACAAATATGGGGTTGGGAAACAGAAACAATATTTGATTGTAGCTATCCTGCATATTTTGACACAATCTATAAACATATAGGAACAAATGGACCAATGCCAAATATGGAGATAACAGCCGTTGATCCTGATACTGGAAATAAATTCGATTGTGTTGTCACTGAATCTGCAGGAATAGTAAAGACATATGAAGGTGTAACAGAATTTTGTGGGTTTTCTAGTATTGAAGCTGGAAAAACAATGGGTCTTTTTCCATATGGCAATACTAATACAAATATTCCTCCACTGTTTAGTAAAAATTCTATAGGTTGGAAGAGCAACAGAGACATTTTTACGCCAACATATCCACACGGGTGCAGGATAAACTATCAAATGTATTCGACTTTAGATGATATAGAAAATCTTGATGATAATACAGACTTCACGTCTTATAATAGTAGGAGAGATCTTGCTTATGCAGTGCAAAAAGAAACACAAGATAGAGTACTGGATTTAATTTTGTTTGCAGTAGAAAAAACACAAAACAAAAATGTAGTGCTTTCGGGAGGTTATGGTTTAAATTGTGTAGCAAACTATCATTTTTTATCTACATTAAATAAAAAAGGAATTAAATTATATGTTGAACCGATATCTAATGATGCTGGAACTGCAATGGGTGCTGCATATATTCAATACAGAAAAACTAGCAAAGATAGAAATATAGAAAAACAAGCAACAACAGTATATTTAGGTCCTCAGTATGCTTACTCAAAAGAAGATATCATAAATCTTACAAAAAATTATAACGCTGAATGGACAGATACAGATAATGAAAAAGTAGTAGATTTAATTACCGAAAAAAATATTGTAGCTATATTCCAAGGCCGATCTGAAAATGGTCCCAGGGCACTTGGTAATAGAAGTTTGCTTTTTGATCCTAGAGTCGTAGATGGTAAAGATGTTGTTAACAAAATAAAAAAACGAGAATATTTTAGACCGTTCGCAGGAACAATCTTAGAAGAAGATGTGCACGAATGGTTTGATTTACGTGAAATGGATTCATCTCCTACTATGATGTATGCGGTTAATTGCAAAGATGGAGTACAAGATAAAATACCAAGTATAATTCATGTTGACGGAACTTGTAGGATACAAACTGTTAATGAATTACAAAATACAAATTATTATGAACTAATAAAAGAATTCAAAAAACAAACAAATATCCCTATCATATTTAACACAAGCTTTAATCTTGGAGGTCAACCGTTAGTTGAAACTTTAGAAGATGCCTTTGATACTTTATTAAAAAGCAATATCGAATATCTATACCTTCCAGAAACTAAATTATTAGTAACTATGAAAAATATTGAATGATAAATACAGTATGTTTGATTATAGACAATTTTTTGATCTCGGTCTAAATAAAACCGTATTAATCAGGAACAATGCAGGATTTTCTCACAGAGGACCTTGGGCACAGGTGTCTACTGGTGCAACCTTTGATAAATGGTTTGTTGGAGAAATAAGTGCAGCTGAATATACTATTAGTGTTGATTACAATACTCAAAATAAAGAAATTTTAAAATGCTTAATTGCTGCTACTGTAGACAAAGCTAATGTTACTGTTTATGCAAGATCTTCAGTTGGACGTGAGTTAGTTGATATAGAAGCACATGTTAATAAATCATATGTAGATATTTTTATCCTTCCGAAAGTTCCTCAAGTTCAGTCTGCCAAATTTATTTATACTGTCAATTATTTTGAAAATCAAAATCCCCTTGGTTTTTAAAATCAGCTAAATACTTAAAATTGGAAGATATATGAATAAAGCCTCTCAACATCCTTTACAATCTGATTTTGGATTTAGTAGTCCTAGTTTTACAGTTGATAAGAGTGGAAATATTGTTGCTAACAGTATTGTTTTTAGAGAAACTACTCCAGATACTATAGATTTTGCAGTTACTGACGATTCTACTGGAGCATTAGTTATCACGGGATTATCAGGTACATATCCAGCTATCACAATGATCAAAGGAAGATCATACAATATAAGTTTAGCTTTAGATTTAACACAGTTCTATATATACGAACAAGATCAAACAACCCTTTATTCAAAAAGCATTACTCATAGTGACAATTCAAGTGGTATCAATGTACACGGAAAAACCAAAGGTACAATTACCATAACAATACCAGAATCATACACTCACACAATTTTGTATTATACAGATCAAACTGGAAATCAATTTGGTGCAATTACTGTAGTAGATCCAACAGGTTTATTGAGTACAGTAAATATTTCTGGTTCAGCAGATGCAACTAGTTCTAGTAATGGTGTATTAACAGTAAACGGCGGAGTAGGAATAAAAGGCAACGTTTTTTTACAGAAAAATTTAAATTTTGATTCAACTCAAGAAGTTAAGATCACATCCTTAAACAAATTAAGTGTAAATTCAAATACAGATATTGATTTTGAAATTAATTCTTTAACAATAGGTACTATAAACAGTAATGGTTCTAATATTCCTGTTGTGAGTACTACAATACAGAATGCAACAATAACCAATTCTACTATTGACAATACTATAATAGGAAATTCAAATCCTAGCACTGCAACTTTTTCTAGTGCAAAAGTATCAAATACTGGTACTGATGTTACAAGCGTGACTAACAAGACCTATGTAGATAATACTGCATTGTCTTATGCAATAACATTTGGAATATAAATGGCAAAAACTCAAATTCATAATTATGTTTTTAAACCAGGAATTGGATTATTAGATAACCTGTATCCAAATGCTTGGAATTTACTAACAAAAAATAAAAATTTTTTACTTTCTGAATACAAAGAATATTTAAATACACAAATTGCAGATGCAGAAATTAATAGAAGAGATGTTGGTTTAATTATAGATGGTGCTGCTTTTGATGTTGCTTTAGATACAACTTACAACGCTGTATTTTTCAAAAATACAAGGAATTATCTAATTGCACATAATACCACTATGGGAAGAAATAATACTAGAATTAAAAATAAAATTTTAACTTTATCAGATGTATCAACTAGTTCAATAGCAACATCTAGAATTAATACATATTTTACATCATTATCATCCACAATATTAAATGGTAAAGATGATAACGATTCTATTAGTTTCACAAATCCTAATTCAGCACCTGCTGTGAATATTGCAGCCAAAGATCAATTAATAGCAAATAAAAATTTCATTGCAGAAGAAATTAATGCGTATATCACTGCAAATAATCCTAACGACCAACATGATGATGTAGGTTGCAAAAGAGATATAAAATTTGTTATAAATGCACTTGCTTATGACGTGCTGTATGGCGGATCGTCTGGTGTTAACAGTGCAACATTTGACTTAGCAAAATATTGTTTTTATAATTTTGACACTGGAAGTTCTAACATCTTACCAATACATAGAACATCAGCTATAGCTGCCTTTACAAGATTTTCGAATATAATTGATGACATAGTAAAAGGTGTGTCAATTACAGTAACATCTGGACACTCAGCAACTCAAGATACAAGTTCTGCAGCTACAAGTGAAGTTATAAGTTCTTATTTGGTAACATTAGTAGATTATATTAAAGATATTATTTCAGCTACAAATTTAAGTGCAGCTACAACAGCATTAAATAACTTAACCAGAACAACTCCTACGATATCATTGTGGGCTGACACAGAGTTGCAGAATGCAAATACTACAATCAATAACAACAGGACAAATATACTTGATACAGAAACTTGGTTAACAGATTATAGCTACACAAATACAGAAATCAATAATAAAATAGACACAGCACTTGACACATTAGAATTTAATTTTAGATATGGCGGTAATGAGTCTTTAATAAATTTTGTACAAAAGTACTGGGACGCATCAATATCACAAGTTGTAGGTAACAGGGTGCCAGAAAGTGATGTATACAGTTGGATAGGAGAAACTGTCGTTAATAATATTTTTACAAACACTGCTTATAGTCACACTGGTACTGTTAGTCAAACTATTGACACTAATTATACAGCTGAATCAGACGCAGCCAGTATTTTTTCCGGATACGTTCAAAATATAGTTGATACAGTTTTTAAAGGTTTAGATAATGCACCTACATTAATACTTGACGGAGTAGGGTATGTAAAATTACCTATTGATTACAATATTTCAGATTTTTTAATAATAACAAATTTAAAAGACAATAGTGTAATTTATAATTTTACAAATAATCAAACAGGTGGAAAAGTATCAAAAACTACACCATTAACAGATATTGATTTTCCAACCTTTGTTGAAAATTCTAGTACAATTACTAAACTAGAATTAAATTATAACACAAACTCACAAACTGCTACTGATCAATTGCAAATTTTTGTAGAAAATACTGAAAATAATGAATCGGTACTATTTACAACTCCTAGTGGTATAGGGCAAGATATTGTAGGAAAAGCTAGAATATCTCAAGCAACAACTATTGACCAAACAGATTTTGAATATGGTATGCAGGAAGAAAAATGGAATAACGTTTCTCTTCAACAAAGTTATCCATCAATATACGAAAAATCTCAAATTCCAATAAAAACAACAAGTATTACTACTGATGTAAGTATCAATTCAGATAAGATAGGCAGTTCTCTTATTACAGTGAATACCCTTAAACCACATAATCTAATAGTAGGTGATGCTGTTAATGTAAATTATCTTACAAACACAATTACAAACACTGGAGCAGCAGAAGGAACATTTATTATAAACAGTGTTCCTTCTACAACAAGTTTTACATATTATGCGAAAAATAAAGTAGGAAATGATACTGAAGCTGCTAACACAAATAATTATTCCGCAGATTTTACTGTTGTTTCAGACAGTGGGTTTTTGTATGTGAATGGACAAACACAATGGAATAGGACAATTATAGCTGGCACGCCGACAGTCTATAATACGCAAATAAGATATAATGGCGTTGTTATTGTTGATACAAATGATGACACTTTTTTCCAACAGGGATTTTATCAATTAGGAAATGATAGATATCTATTTGGTACTGTGACTGCAAGTGCATTTGAAACAACATCACATCAAGTAAAAAAGCAAGTGTTGTACAGTTATCTAAATATTGCTGTGCCTCAGACTATTGTCAAAAAAAGTGATTTTTTTACAGGCGGTAACCTTGAAAATATGACTATAGCGGTTGATAGTGTAGGAGCAGAAACTACTAGCACCAGTAGTTTAATAACACCTATAGGAAATAGGCATTATCCATTCACTGGTACTACACCAACACTTGGCGCACCAGCTAATGTTTATTATGCAACAAATCAATTAAGTGCCACTATAACCACTACGTCTGGAAATGCAATCATAACTACAACTGACACTAGTAATTTCAGTGTTGGAGCTCAAGTGAGTGCTACAGGCATTGCATCAAACTCAATAGTGAAAATAATAGGCACTACTGGACCTAATTACAGCATCACCCTGTCAAAAAATGCAACAGCATCAGGTAGTTCAGTGTCCGCAACTATTACCCCCAAAACTGTTATTGGACAAGTAACAAGTTTACAAACAACTGGTTCATCAGGAGGTATTTATGTTAATCCTGTTTTAACTAATGATGCAGCAATCGGTAACACTAAACTTACATTTTCTGACACCAGTGGAATAATTACTGATCTTGCACTAGATAGAGGTGATGGTAAGGCTATATTTGTTCAATCTATAGACGGCAATGATGTAAATTTGTCTGCTCCTATAACAACAGCTCTGACAGGAAATCAAGTAACATATACAAATATAAAAGGCACGAATGTTCAACACAATGGAATTGGAGCAATTTTTAATGTAGCAGCAAGCGGGACTAGTTATACTATTACGATATCTACAGCTGGACAGGATTATGCTATAGGTGATAGATTAAAAATCTTAGGAACCACTATAGGAGGTTTGTCGCCTGCTAACGATCTATTTATTATTATTGATACAATTAATGGAAGTGGTGGAATCACTGCAGCGACTCCTAGCGGAACTCCTTTTAATGGTAGTGCTACTATTTCGGAAGTCTCTGGCATAGTAAATGGCGGAAGTGGTACTAGTGCAACATTCGACGTGACATACTTAGACAATGTGTACACTAATGTAGTTGTAAATCAAAATGGATCCGGATACACAGTAAATGACAAACTAGTCATTGTTGGCAATTCTTTTACAGGAGGAGTTACTTATACAAATGATCTTGTAATTACAGTGACAGGAGTAGATGGCTCGGGTGCAATTACAACAATCACAAGTACCGGCGTAGCACCAAATAGTTCTGTATCTTTTACTAATCCTGCATTTACTACAAGTGGTTCAGGTACAGCTTCTAGTTTTGTTGTTCAAAATATAGCAGGAGTTTATTCAGTATCATTTACTACTACAAATAATTTTAATGTAGCAGACACTATAATTATTCAAGGATCTAATCTAGGTGGACAAAATACCACAAATAATCTTACTATCAGTGTTAGTACAGTTGATGCAACAGGTGCAATATTAACTTTTTCTACATTAGGATCTGGTATAAACGGTACAACAGTCACTGGAAAAGCAGGAAATAATTTAACAGGCACAGGAAGTAAATTTACTGTATCAATGAACGCTGGATCATATACAAATCCAATTGTTACAAATACTGGATCAAACTTTGCAGTCGGTCAAGCCATTAAAATTTTAGGCACATCTTTAATGGGTAGTACGCCAGCAAATGATTTACTTTTAACCGTAAACAGTGTAAATTCTTCAAGACAGCTGACAGGAGTTAGCGTACAAAGCGGAACTGCTATAACTGCAATAACTTCATATAATACAGTAGCAACTATAAATGACACGATTACCGGTACTGGGGCAAAATTTTCTATTACAAGAACAGCCACAGCATATAGTGCAATAGCTGAAAGAAGTGGACAAAATTATGCTGTAGGAAATAAAATAAAGATTAATGGAGCACATCTAGGTGGGTCTAGTACAACTCATGATCTTATACTCCGTGTTATATCTATAACAGCTGGCGGTGATATAGTTCTTAACAGTACAGCAGCTTTACATCAAACTTATTCAGCAGTAGCTACAGGATCAACTTTAAATTTCTTGAGCACATTTACCACAAGTCAATCTCTAATTACAGAATTACCTACATCAAGCACGATAAATTTTGATAAATTAACATCATTTATTGGAACTACAGAAACACCTCATGGATTAGTGCCAGGAAATTCCATAGTAAATTTTTCAAAATCACATACTTCTTCTAATAAACATGATTTATCAACGCTAACTACAAATATCCATAGTGTACCTACTGATAAAACCTTCAAATATTTTGCAAGGACCACAGGTACTGTAGACGAATCTTTAACTTTTCCAGATCAGACAACAACAAGATATAATAACACAACTGATTTTTATAAAGAAAGTGTGGTAAATTTTGGAGGAAGTACTACAAATCAAATAGAAATAAAATGGGACGGACAAACTATTTTATTAGTAAATCAACTTCAAAACACCACAGTGTACAATGGTGTGATTAACAATAATTATGAATATACGCTTAATGGTATAAAATATAAAAGAGGTAGTTCTCAAGTTACTGGAGCAAATCTAACCGAATATCAAGTACAACAGATTGTGCCAGTAAAAAGTTTTGGAGATCCTATAAATGGTAGATTATTTGTTAAAAATAATTCAACATTTTCACATATACCACAATCAAGCAGTGTAGCAATTTCAACAGGAGGACCTGAATACGGAGCACAAGCAATACGGCAAACAAAAGATTACTTCAAATATCAACCAGGTAAATCAATGTTTTTCAACACAGCAGTATTATTTGCTCCAAACTATTCAGTAAGGAATATCACATCAGAAGCTACATCAATAGACAGTATTATCACAGTAACAGTTGATAACAGGATGCACGGTTTACAAAAAGGATGCACTGTGAGAATATCTGGAATATCTGCAGAAGGATATGATAGTGGACCAGATACAGGTGTAGATAATGAATCTGATTACAAAGTTATTGAAATAATCGATGATACAACTTTTACAATTAAGGCAATCCGACCGCTAAGTTCTACTACACCAATTATTGATTCTACAACAAAAATTACTGTTGTAAAATGGGATGGAGCATCTGTAAGAACTGGAATTTATACCGATCAAGATGGTGTTTTTTGGGAATATGATGGCGATAAATTAGTGACCACCCTACGGAGCAGTACAAATCCATTAACAGGCAGTGTTAATATTAATAAAAAAACCAGCACAGTGACTGGCACAAATACTAAATTTACAGATCAACTTTGTGCAGGAGACTCTGTAGTAATAAAAGGAATGACTCATACTGTGTCTGCAGTAAGCAGTGATACTGAATTTTCTGTAAGTCCACAATGGAGAGGAATAAACGATCTTGTAGATGAAAAAATTTATAAAATTGTTGATCATAGGGTCACACAAAATAATTTCAATATTGATAAACTTGACGGTACAGGACCTAGTGGCTATAATGTTGATATTTCTCAGATACAAATGATAGCTGTGCAATACAGCTGGAACGGTGGTGGATCAGTTGAATATCTTATCCAAGGAGTAGACGGTACGTATATAACTGTGCATAGAACTAGGAATGCTAACATTAAAAATCAAGTATATATGCGGACTGCAAATTTGCCTGTGAGATATGAGTCAATAAATATAGGACCAAGATCCAAATTAACGTCCGCTATAACAAATAGTGCAACGTCTGTTGTTGTAAATAATTCTGCAGATTTCCCTTCAACTGGAGTTTTGCTAATAGATAATGAATTAATTGAATATAGGTCTAACAATACTACCACTAATACCTTAGGTAATTGTGTTAGAGCTGCAAAATTAAAATATTATCATGCAGGATCATTACGAGCATATACTGGTAGTACAGCAAGTGCCCATACAGCTAAGACTGGTGTGAGATTTGTATCTCAGACTGCACATCCAATCCTAAACCATTGGACAAGCAATTATCAAGTAGATGGAGATTACGAAGTTAATTCTAACAAATTTTGCTATAATATCACTACTCAGCAAATAGATGCTTCAGTGGATTCTAATTTTATGATACGGCTTGCGCCAAGTTTGTCTAATAATTTAGTTGGTGATATAGGAGAAAGAAATTTAGTAAATTATAATAAAATTAAGCTAGATAGTATAGAAGTACAAGTTAAAGATTTGTATCCAACCCCAGAAGTAATTACTGGTACAATTACAGCAACTAATTCAAACGGAAATATTACTGCTTCAGTGGCACATAATTTATCTATAAACATGCCAATTAAATTTTCAGGAGTTAGTCCTTCTGCAACGTCTATGGGCGGAATACAAGCTGATGGTACAGTATATTATGTGAAAAGAATAGTTAACAGCACTGAGTTCAGATTAGGAGCATCTGCCACAGCAACTACGGAAATAACTTTAACAACAGATACAACTGATTTCATAAATTTTGAAACAGTACCTGATCTGCCAGGCAGTATTGTAATTGAAGGAATGCTTAACCCAACAAACTATCCAGAAGTTGATAGTAAAATTTCTTGGACTAATCTTAATGGTGTAGCAGAAGGATCTCAAAAAAGTGTTTCTCAGATTGCATTTGCTCAAAATATTGATTGGAGGAATAACTTAACTACAGCAAGCACAGTTACCGTAGTTACTGCTGCAGCTACACTTACAACAGGTGCCGGTTCTGCAGGATTTGTCTATACCACTGCACAATCAACTAAAAATAGTCCTATTGCAATAGCAAGTTCGCAGATAAGGAGCTTAGGCCCTGTGCCGGTAGGTGCAAAAATTATCAGTCAAAATCCAGATGCTTTTTCTAACACAACTACAGAATTCTATGTAAAATATATCACCTCAGATTCAGATAATACCTATCTACATTATGAAAGTATAGATCCTGCCAATAATAGAGGATTGTCGAAACAATTACTAGATCATACTTCTACGCCTGCAACAACTTTTAAATTTGAATATGACAATTATATTGGCACAAGAACTAATAAATTATTATTTTTAAAAACAGCATGGGATACCGGTACTAGGAAAATTGGAGATAAAATTTCACAAACAGATAGCAACTGGCCCATAGGTACTATTATTACAAATGTTCAATTATTGAAATTAAAAAATATTGAATTTTACGAGGTTACATTTAATCAAGATTCTATACAAAATATTGCAGCAGATACTTCAATTATTTTTGAAACTGGTACTGCAACTTATGCAAAAGGGGGTGAAACAATTTTCAAAGGCACTACTATACCTGGTGAAAAATTACACCTAGATTTATCAGGATGTAAACCATTATTCAATTCTCCTATAGGAAGTAACAGAACTTACCCAGATGGACCTGATATATTAGTAATTAATACCAATAAACAATTAGAATCAAACCGATTCCAAACTTCTAGAAAAGAAGTAATAGCAAATATTACACTTAATTGGAAAGAAATTTAATCACAAATATCATCTGCAAAATCTTGTAAATTATTAAAAATTAAAATTTGTGATTGGTGAAATTTTTTAAATGTTTTAGTAATTTGTTTTTCAGTGGTTAAACCATGACCAGATCTAACTAAAACAGGAGTAGCACCTACTTTAAAGGCCGCCTTCATGTCACACAACCTATCCCCCACAAAATATCCTCCTTTAAACGTTATATGAGGATTTTCTCTTTCACATCTTTTGAACATTCCAAGATTTGGTTTTGCAAACATATTGTTTTTTTTGTCACTTGCACTATAGTATAAAGCATCAATACTAGCACAACCAGCTTGGCCTAATAAGGAAAACATTTTTTTGTGCACTGCTTCTACATCGTCGATGGTCATAATACCTTTTTCAATGCCGCCTTGATTACTTAATATCACAATAGAATACCCACTATTCCGCAATTTTGCAACAGCTTCTAAACTTCCAGGTATTGGTATCCATTCATTAGCATTTTTAACGTAATCTTCTGGTAACTTGTTTAGTGTGCCATCTCTATCTAAGCCAATTACACAATTTTTTTGGGTAATATTATCTGATTTACCACTAAATTTTATGTTAAACCCGTTCATATTTTATATGTATCGTTATCGCTAGCTTGATTAGCTACTTCTGTAATGCTACTATTTGGTACATTACACATCCATTGATAAGGTGTTAGTGGAGGTACATTTACTGTGTCACCTTCATTAAATTCTCTATCTAATTGATTACCGGAATTAGTATCAATATAACGTAATGTAAATTTACCACTGTTGATAAAAAAAGTTTTATCAGTCTTTACATGGAAGCACATAGTATCGCTACTGTCAATTTGTTCAAAAACTAAAATTTTTGCCGAATAATTCTCATTCTTTGCCCAATGTAGTTCATATCCCCAATCTGTTTTTTTTATGTTTTCGTTTTTCATTTACTATCTTTCTCAAGGATAGAAATACATTCTATTACGGTTTGTATTTTTACTTGATTAATTTTACTTTTTAATGTATTGTGAAGCCCAATGTGAAGAGGTCTAGGCCAATATCCTAGTGTTACCCAAGCATATCCGTTGTGTTCATCATTTAGTTTGGGAATAAATTCTTTATCTACAAAACAAAGGTATGTATGGAATAAAAAATGATGATCATTACTTACAAAAGTTTCTAAAGGAACTGATTTTTTTATTTCTATTACGCCAACTTCTTCTGTAATTTCTCTTGTTAAAGCTGTATAAGGAGTTTCATGGCGTAAATTTGTTCCTCCTACCAATCCCCAAAGATTCTTGTTTTTACTTTTTGTACGATGAACAAATAAAAATTTACATGTATTTACAGCATAAATTAATGCACCACTGCATATTATTTCTTTCATTAGAAATTTTGAATAGTTTTAATTAAAATTTAATACGCCAGCTTCCATGCGGATATTCGCCTTCGTAACTAAGAATCCATTCATTAGAAACGTATTTGTACTGTATACCTGTATTTAAGTTTGTAGTATATGTAGTTGTTGTAGATTGACTTGCATCAAACACCACACTCCACGCTGTGCCACTCCACTCAACAATATCATTTACACCAGCAACAAAGTCAGTACCATTTGCATTCTTCCATGCATCAGCACCATCTGTATTAGTAGATGATCCAATAGTAGAATTCAATAGTAATAATCTTAAACCAACTTGTTTTAAATTTGTAGGATTGGTTTTACTTGGATCAATGATATAATCGATCTTAGTTTTATCTCCAGTTGGCCCGGATATTATAGTGTCACTAGGTAATGTATCTATATCCCAGTTGACTGCCATACTAAACGGATCTAATGGATTTACAGACACAGTACCAATTACTTCACTACCTATGTCATTCCTAAATAATCTTATTTGTGAAATTCCAGATTGAAATAGATTTGGATATGCTTTAATATACTCATCCCATGTAATAGTGCCGGCGTTATCGTTATCTATCAATTTCAAAGTATTATTTAACACTAATAAATCATAATTATTATAAGTTGTAACAATACTTGCATCTGCATCTGGACTCGATCCTTTTAGGTCATCATAAACTATTTTACTGTTTCCATCCTCGTCAATAATAGTCCTAGCAACAGCATCTGAACCAAATCGATTTGAATCTGAAAAAGCTAATAGTTCAGGCATAGTTACGTTTAGATCTACATTGCCTTGTTGTTCATTAAAAATGCTCGTAATCACTGTATGTACAACACCTAATTTTTTTACTTTCGATGGAGGTGAGATATATATTGGGGTAGAAAATCCTATAGTTGCAATATCTATTTCATCTTCAGTACTTGAACCTATAGATCTACTACTGAAATTGATATTTTCTAAATTTACTACACTTAAACTAGTCCAATCAATATAATTATCAGTAGTTTGTATTTCTAAGCTAGGATTAAAAAGCATCAATATTTGTTCTAGAATTTGTAATTTTTGTTCTGTATTAGTAGTCCATATATCCGCATTAACTGATAAATTATATGGTGTTGGCATTAGCCTTTCTATTGTATAATTTTTTCCTTGATG